ACATATTCACCACTGCTCAGGAAGGCAGGGAAGGAATCATTGGGATACCCTGGAGGCACGGCCCCGCCACCTGCCATACGTGCTACATTCGGATAATAGTCAGCCCCGGCAAGCATCTTCTCTGTCATTTCTGTTCCGCGAGAAATTCGTGTAAGATACGCGAGCGACTTATCATTTGTTCGCTTCATCTTTGAAATCTTCTCAAACAGTTGAATATTACCCACCTCGTTATTAGTACCGCCAGATACACGAGCCTTGACTTTATTTTCTTTCATCACGCGTGTTAGTCGATCAATGCTGTTGAAAGAAGCGTCCTTGACTCGCATATCACGGGCGGCTTTATTTGAACGGGTGAGTTGATTTAATGTTTTATCATTTCCAAGAATTCCTTTTGACAGTTTTGCAAGAGAATTTGTAACACCAATCGTACTTTCTTTTCTCAATTTAAGCATGGCATTCGTTTTGTTTGCCTGTGCTTTTGATATCTGTGTTAGGTTCTTTGAATAGTTATTGTAGTTATAAATTCTTGATGTTACTTTCTTTCTTGTATCAAGTGCCTTCTCCGCAGTGACCCTTGGTTGCTTCATCAATGGAGCAAACAATGATTTAAACTTCTCTTCCGGGAAGTTGATTTCATATGTGGAAAGCAATAGTTGTAACTCGTCGCTAATGCTCCCGCTGGGTATAGATCCTTGCCTTGTAAGCGACGCAAGCATATCCGGCATATCCTTATACTCTCTCGGTAAAACGGTCTCCCCTGAGGTAAGCAATGCAGGATACGTGTCATTTGGGTATCCTACCGGAACCTTCCCGCCACGAGCCATCTTGGCTGCAATGCCAGAGAAGATACCACCACCAAGACCACCAAGTAGTAATTGAAGAATAGGACCGACCCCAGGTATCAATGCAAGAAGTGAAGGTAACAGATTGCCTATTCCACTTACAGCAGCCTTCCCAACATCACCCCCTTGTATGGCTGTACTGACAACATTGCCTATTCCTTGAGCGGTTGCGTTGGTCACAGAAGCATATTTATTCTGAGCAAGGGCATTAGTAGTAGTAGCCTCCGCTCCTGCGAGCACCGCTGAGTTAGTTACCCCCATTGCCGTGGTATAACGACGGAGTGCTTCCGTTACCATATCTGTCGCGGCAACGGCGTCAGTTGCTATTGGTTGTACATACTCAGGCGGCGTTGGAACAGCAGCCTGTATTGCCGTTGGGTATATTGGAGCGGAGTATTGCTTTTTGAGTTCTTCCACAAAGGCAACCAACTCCGCATTCTGCATTAAGATATTGTTACGAATATCTTCAATGCGCATTCCATACAAAGGAGTCTTCTTCATTGAGAGCCCTTCCTCTGGAAGCTCTACACCATAAGCCTTTGTCGTACCAAAATCTTTTGGCTTCAATGTGCCCAATCCATTAAATACTTGAACGGCTTGTGCAAATGTATTTAGATCAAGTCGTTCTGCTATTTTCAACTTGTCCCTTAATACATCTAATGATCCTCCAATCTCATCAGCATATATTGCCTGTAATTGATGAGGTTCTACATTTGTTGCATTATAAGGATCAGCATACTGACTTGCATATTTTCCTTTCTCTTGTAGAGGTATTGCCAAAGCGGTGTATGGATCTATACCACGTTCAAGGGCTTTCTTTGCAACCTCTTCTACAAAGTCAAAGTCAAGTTCCCCATGTATCTTTGCGTATGGAGAAACAGGTTGTCCGGTAATTGTGTCAACCTTTCTTTGATCAACAATCTTAAAGACTGTTGGATATCTCTTTAATACGTCTTCCAATTCATTTAATGGTAATACGGCCTCCCCACTTGAAAGCATTGCTGCAAAGGAATCGTTAGGATACCCAGCAGGAATAACACCTCCATGCTGTAATTTAGGTATCAATATAGAAGATATCTCCGTGTCCGGGGAGAACTCAACAAGCCGTTTCTTCTCTTGTTTGCCCTTCAATATCTTCTCGGCGTATTCGTTTGCCTTTCCCTTCGGTATAACCGTTTCCCCAGAAGTAAGTAAAGCAGGGAATGAATCATTGGGATAGCCTTCAGGAACGGTACCTCCCTTGGCCATCTTTGCTGGGCGTGGAATTGCCGTACGAAGGGCCGCAATAACGGCTGCAACTCCAAGAGCTATAGCAACCAGGCTATATGGGAATGGCATCTTGGCTCCCTCTGCCGTAGCACTTGCAACGGCTTCCCCACCTTTTGCTATAGCATTCGTACCAGATGCGGCCGCATCTGTAGCACTTGCCATGGCTGATTGAGCAGAGGCTGCTGCATTGGCTTGCTGTGCTATTGTATTTTGTTCAATTGTTACCGTGCCAGTTTGTTTAGAGGCATTGACAGCCTTCTCAATTACGGCTTCAACAACCTTTGATTTATTTGTGGCATCAATAACCTTAGCATACTTACGATAGAGCTCAATGATTTGAGGAATAGCATTAAGAACATCTCCAACAAATTGCATCCATTTTTGATCAGCCTCTCCAGCCAATTGAGACAGCTTATCCCAAAGAGTAGAGAACCCATTGATAACATCATCAATGACATCCATCCGCTCGGCTTCTTTGCGAAGTTTACCAAGAAGATTAATTTGTTCTGCCATTGATCTTTGCCAAGTTTCCCCACGATCTTTCTCTGCAATGGTAAGGAGTTCTCTTATCTTTGATTCTGTTATGCTGGTAGCAACTCCCAACATATTCATCTTGTCACCAAATCTGCCAAATTCAGTTGTCAATAACTTGACATAGCTGGCATCCAACGCCCCTTCAACATCAACAAGGGCCTGTTTAAATTCGGTGTACATTGCCGCAGCGTTTTGGAATTGTGTAGAAGCTATTCCAAACTCCTTGGCATACTTATTCATTAATGACCTGGTGATCTGTATGTTCTTCTTCAGTAACTCAACTTGGATATCTACATCTCCAAAGGCGGCTGCTTGTTCTTTAAGAACGTCAATTGATTTTTGTAATTCTTCCGAAGAAACAAGATCTGTATATTTCTTAATGAGTTCAACAATGCGCGTCAATGTTTGTTCATATCCTTCTGGCACCATCCCCTCAAATACACCTGTGCCACTTTGCTCAATAAACTCCTTCGTGACAGCGGCAAGGTCTTCCCCATTTCTAACGGCCTCAGTTGTCGTCTCAATAAATGTATCAAGCATTTCATTGTACATGGACAACTTCCCAGCGGTGGCGTCAAATCCATCACCAAGAGCTTTTTCTTTTGCCTCGATAAAGGACCAAGCCTCTCCAAATTGGTAGAGTTTATTCTTTGATGTTTCAACAATAAGTGACAAGTTTTTAATTGCTTCCGCCATTGCTTTCGCGGCAGCATCCGACCCGTGTCCATTTTCAATGAAGTCACGGAGCGTATCATTATAAAGGTCTAATCGTTCCTTATTAGCATCGTACCCTTCAACACCTAATTCAGCATAAGCCTTTTCCAATACTCCGATTTGCCTTAACTGCTCATTCATTAAAGCTAAAGCCGCAGTTGCATTAAATGTATCCTCTGTCTGGGTTCCTGTTTTACGTGAATTTTCTAACTGCTCTTGCCACGTCTTATACCAATTTTCAGCGGCAACACTTGTTTCATCATACTGTTTCTTTGCTAAAAGAAGATTTGGAATAAGTATTTTGCTCAAGTAATCATCCTGTGGTCCAGCTTCTTTCATAAGGAATTTTTGCCGAGTCTTCCCTATTGTTTCCCAACCTTGTACAACTTCGTCTGTATATTTCTTGGCAAGCTTTGATTTAAATGCTTCCTGTGTTTCCTGTGAAAAGTTTTTCAATTTATCTGTAACCCCGCCAATGGTTACTTCCATATTTTTAAGACTATTGTTATCCTCAAATCCCCGCATAAAGGCTTCCTGAATACCTTCAGTCAATTTCAAAACCTCATTACGGGCTTGAACGTTCATCTTACCAATAGCCTCTGGTCCTAAGATGGAATAGTCAACTGCGGTTAATTCTTTCAGTTTCTTAATTTCCCCGTTAACATCAACCAATGTCTTTTCAAATACATTGTTATCACGGGCGGCATCCGTTAACCGTTTTTGGTAACGTGCTAAAGCAACAACACCAACACCAAGTAATGTAATTGCGGCGCCTATTGGACCAGATGCCCCAATCGTTGCCACACGGAGTACACCCATAGCACGGGCCAATCCATTTACCCAAACGGCTACCTGGTGTATTGCTAAACCAAATGTAGATGCAATAAGCGAGGCAGGACCAATCAAAGCAAGGAACGCAGTAAAACCAAGTACTGTCCTTTTAGTACTGTCATCAAGTGCTATAAACCATTCAACAATATTAGCAAGTGTCTTGGCAAGATTCTCCAATATTGGAATAATTGTTTCCTTCAATGATTCTCCTAAGTCAATAAGGCTGGATTTCAATTCAGCGTTTGCTCGGTTTAAACGGTTCTTTGTTACATCGTAAACGGCTTGATAGGCCTTCGCCAAATCCATATTTGAGTTGGTAACCGATTCCATCACCTGTTGATTGTACTCAAGGTTCTTTCCGGTTAACATCAACTCTGCCAACATAGCACGAATGTTAGGTATCACTTTACCTAACATATCTTCTCCATATGTATTGGTGAGTTCTCGTATTTTTATCAGGGTCGGCATTAATCCTTGTTCACCCAACATATTTCGAAGCTCAGCCGTTGAGGATCCCATCGCTCGCAAAGCATCCTCACTTTGTTTCGCCGGCTTGAGTAATTTCATAAAGATGTTTCTCAGATACGTTGCCGCGTTGGCTGCGGACGCCCCTGATAATGTCATTGAGGCAACTGCCCCAGAAACCTCATCAAATGTGACACCTAATTGTGCGGCAAAAGGAACAACCGAACCAAGTACTTTTGCATACTGTGAAGCCTCTCCCTTACCTTCTCGAACGGCTGCCGTCAATACGTCAAGTGTCTTCGCTACGGATATGTTTCCTTGCCCGTAGGCGTTCATAACGGAAGTAACAAGGTCAGCTATGTCTTGCGTTTCTCCGAGGCCTGCGGCGGCGGCTTTCGCAGATTGTTCAACAACACCTAACGCAGCGGCCGTTTTATAACCTGAGGATGTTACATAGTACAAAGCATCGGCCAGTTCCAACGGTGAGCGCCCAATACTCTTTGACATCTCCTTGACGGAAACAGACCACTGCTCAATTTCAGAACGAGCAATCCCAACCAACCCCACAATTTTCATCATGGAGTATTCAAACTCAGAATATGATTTTAGAACAGTTTTACCAGCTGCAGCAATGGGTAAGGTGAATACAGTTGTTGCTAACCAACCGAAGCTCCTCAACCCCATTGCGGCCTGGTGCATTTTGGAAGATAATGTATCAAATGAGGCCGTTGCTTTCCCAACACCTGCGGCAGTAGAATCCCCAATCATACGATTGGCTGAGGCCGACGCTTGGCCCATGGCAGTCAACTTACCTGTCAAAGCCCCAACCTGCCCTTCAAGAGCATCCAATCTGTTATTGATTATGTTGACGGCTTGAAGAGTTGTTTTTTGCAGATTTTGCATGGCACGATTTGCCTCTACAAAACCACGGTTTTGCACTGCCAATGTTGCTGTCAATCGCCCGATATCCATCGCTTCTACTTGTTAAGAGGTTTCCGCACAGGCTTCTTGTTAAAAGCCAAAGGCGGTCTCTTCGATCTCATCTCATCCACTTTGTCCTGTTGTTCTTTCTGTTTCGCTGCTTTGGCGATACTCATAAGAACATTTTTCATATCTGCAACACTTTGCTTACGCTCAATCCGTTTTTCTCCTGTCCAGTTTGGCATAAACTCAGTAGGTAGTACCTCTTTTGGAGTATGCCCTTTCTTCGCATAAAGTTTGCTAACAATGTTTACAATCAATGATGCTAGAACGGCCATTCGGTAATCTTCCCTCCAGGTGCCTATTGGATCCATCTTGTCGTACGCTTCCCATTCTGAGAGTTGTGCCGATGTTAAATGGTCCAATAGGTAGTCTGGATGAGGATACCCTAATTCTCGGCAGAGTCGGAAGGCGAACTGGCGACTTGGTCGCCGCTTGAGTTTTTTGTTAAGTTCTCCTTATCCTCTTCCGAAATTTTGTTCATCTCCTGTGCCTTGTTAACGATCTTCTCCAATCGTGCGGCACTCATCATCTGACTGAGACGAGGGGCGTCAGGTGGAGTAAGTTGAAGGTTACCCTTCTCATCACAAATGGTACACACCGCAAGTTTGGCGCGGAAGTCATCCAGGGCCCTTTCAAAACCACCCTCGGCATTCTTGTTCTCTTTGATAAGAGACTGTTCAAATTTGTCACGTTCCCTGCCAGTCATCTGACGAACGTACACGAAGTCACCTTTACCCAGGTCAACTTTTACGATTTCCAGTTCCTCTTTTGTAAGGAGTGCTGTCTTGTCTAAAAATCCCATGATTAGTTTGTTTTTGATTGTTAATAATTTGTTGAAAAAATATTCCTTGATTAGGAATGTCTTTTGATTACACACCCGTGCTACCACCAGAACTGACGTAGACTTTTCCAGTTACCTGAATGGTGACGTCTGCGGTGACCTTGTCATCAGCAGGAATTGTCAGCGGCAATTCAGAAACCAGACCTTCGAAGTCCAGGCCCGTATTTTCTTCATCCGGAAGAACAATCTGGTAGTTCTGGATAGTGTTACTTTCGAAGTCAGACAGCATCTGTTCGTAAGTCTCACGAGTGAAGTTCATTGCGAGTACAACAGTTCCTGCATTACGGAAACCCGTGATGAATTCCCTGTACCCTCCAGTAGAATCCAGCGAGGTGACGTCAATCGTGTCCCTCGACATGCTTGGTCCGGTAATGGAATTGATCTCAGCGATGTCGACCCATGCAGAGCCGTTCCATCTCTTGAACTTTGTTCCTACACCGGCAATAGCTTTACTTGCCATTTTTAACCTCCTTTTTAAACAGCTCTTCGCTGCAGATTAAAGTTAATACTAAATGTTGCTAAATTGTTCTCAGTCCATTCAAGGAGAGCGGGATTTCCCAAACAGGTGAGAACCAAATACAAAGCTCCATTCCATGTTTCGTGCTTACGACCATGTAACGCCGCCTTGATATCTTGTGCTAATTGCATTCCAACATTATAATCGCGATTACGGACAATAATTTGAATTCCGGGTCTTTCGTAATCAGCCTCTGATAAACCCAAATCTGGTGGATAACCATATGTATCAATAATGACAACTACATCAGAAGGCTTGGGAGGGACTCTTCCGACGAATAGATTGCTATTAAAAGTTAAATTCAAATCACTTTCAGCAATCAACATATCTTTTACATCTTCACTTGGTGCATTCATTTTACCCTTGCATTAGCTGCGATTACACGTAATATCTTTTTTGCGTTACGGTTGAAGGCTGCTTCAAACCATTTTACCCCGGCCCCGGGACGCTTGAAGTTTGCCCCTAGGTTCCCCCGAGGACCTTCATGTACATGGACTGCATAGTTTGCACTATACCCCATCATCACAATATGCAGATCATCCTGTGCAGAAATTTCGGATTCAGCCAATGTCTTTACCATCTTGTGTTCTTTTTTCATTGTATCGGCATTCGGCCCACGGAATCGTCCTTCTCGTACAAGTTTTCCCTTTTCATTTCTTACCTCAGGTAGCTTTACCTTATCTTTATTTGACGTTACTACAAACCAACTGGCACGTAAATTACCAAGGTCAACCGGTGTCAGGGGTGGCGTTGTTTCTGTAGCAACCCGGATAGCATCTGCCGCTAAAACCAAACCACGGACAGAACCCCCCTCAATTTCTAATAGGGCTTTATTGAGCCGTTCCATTACCTGCTCAAATCCCTGTACACCAGTTAACGGGTATTGGGCTCTGTATTTCCGTGCCGATAATCTTTTTGCCATTATGTATTCAACCAAGGTGTTAAATATGCTACTCTTACGAACGCCGTAGGTTTTCCCAATATCGGTATTTTCTCCGTACGCTTAATTGGGTAGGCCTCGGGCACATCTACCGGATCTATGTAAGAACCGGAACTGCTTTCCAAATAATCTTCCAATTCAGCAAGTGTACCTAACCACAGTACCCCATCATAATCAAAATCTACTCCAACATAGACAATCGCCCTTGATACAAACTTTGTTCCTTTATCATCATTTGCCTCAAAGACTTGGAGACTGTTTTCCCAACGACATTTGATCTCAACAGGATCATCATAAAGATTTCTCCCATATCCATCATTTCTTGGGTTACCCCAATAGACAGCCGTTTGCTTGTAATTGCGATTCAGAAACTGTTCAAAACTGCTCATTCGTCAAAGTTTGGAATTGCATACATACTTGCTTTCGCCTTCCCTGCGTTTGCAATCTTACCTGTCGTATCCAAAAGAAGTACCATTTGCCCGTAAGGAGTTGATTTTAATAACTCCCCCCACTTACCTGTATATGTTACTTCAGCTTCCCCAACTTTTTCTTTTGAGGCCATCCGTGCCAACGTTGAAGCTATCATATGTGCCGATAGCCAACGCTCTAACTCAATTAGTTCCTCTGCTGTTACATCACTGTCATCGGCAAATATCTTATCAATCATTAAACTGGCGGCACGTATCATGGCCGTTGCCTGTGTAGAACTGATGACAACATCACTGTCCATTATTTCCAAAACCTCTTCAGTTGTAACACGAATTGCCATATCAGCCTCCTTTCTTTTTACGACTTGTCCAAAGTAATGTATCCACAAAGTTATA